CCTGGTCCCAGACGTACCAGGCGAAGCGTCGCCAGCCCTGGGTGCGCATCCAGCCGAGCCACCCGTCCCAGTAGGGGACGAACTCGTTGTCGCGGTGGATGAGCCCGAGGTTGACCAGCACCTGGCCGGAATCGCGCATGGGCAGATGGGCGAAGACGCCGCGCATCAGGGCGTCCCAGTCCTGGATGCCGCCGGAGGTGTAATCGCGCTGGTTGCCGTAGGGCGGCGAGGTGAAGCACAGCGCTGCCTGGTCACCCGCCATCAGCGCCGCGACCACGGCCGGGTCGGCGGCGTCGCCGCAGATCAGCCGGTGCGCGCCGAGCTGCCAGATGTCTCCGGGTCGCGAGACCGGGTCGGCGGGAGCTTCCGGCACCTCGTCGGCGGCATCGTCCTCTGCATCGGCGGGGGACTCCTTGGCCGATTCTTCTTCGGCGTTCGCCAGCAGGGCCGCGATCTCGTCATCGCCGAACCCCGTGAGCGCCAAGTCGTAACCGGCCTCCGAGAGTTCCGCGAGTTCCAGCGCCAGCATCTCCTCGTCCCAGCCGGCATCGAGTGCCAGCCGGTTGTCGGCGATGACATAGGCGCGCTTCTGCGCGGGCGTGAGGTGCGCAAGCTCAATGACCGGCACATCGGCCAGCCCGAGCTTGCGCGCGGCAGCAAGCCGACCATGGCCGGCGATGATCCCCTGGCCGCCATCGACGAGGATGGGGTTGGTCCAGCCGAACTCGACGATGCTGGCGGCGATCTTCGCCACCTGGGCCTCGGAGTGCGTCCGGGGATTGCGTGCGAAGGGGATCAGCGTCTCGACCTTCCGGTACTCGACGCGCAGCGTTTCGGTCATGGGCATGCAAAAGCCCGCCGCGAGCGGTTCTCGGGGCGGGCCGGTAAATGGGTGGAAACCTGTGGGGGTGGTAACCGGGGGTGGTAACTGGTAACCCCGGTAACTTCGATTCCGGGGCAGACGCTAGCGAAATGCCGCGCTCGCGCCCCCCGCATGGCGAAGGCGACAGGAAGGACCCGTCGTCTCGGAGGCTGGTGAGCGATGTGGACTCGCCGCCCGCACCGCTCGCCAGATCATAGCCGTCATGCTATCCGAAAGCCGCGCCCCATGTTGCAGGGGCCAAAGCCGCTCGCGCCCCCGCATGGCCCTTCAACCACTCGCATGTACGCCAAAACGCTTCGAAATCCTCATGGCTTCACAGTACGAAGTCGAACCCCTTGCGCTCGATGATATTGAGTAGCTTCAGGGACGGGCCGCTCGGCTTCTTGTCACAAGGGCCGCCTAGCTTTTAGGTCGAAGGGTATCGTCGCACGCGATGACGCAAAGCGTCGAAGTAGGATCTATCAGCAGCAGCGGCCCGTGGTGATCGCGCTCCCACCAGTAGCAGTTCACGGAGTCGCTGACGATCCTGCCTTCTCACCTCGGTCTCAGGCGTGGTCATCATGAACTCCTCATCGCGCTTCGGTTTCATCAACCCAACGTGGCAACCATCTCGATCTTGGGTGCCACGGAACGCACGACCTTCTGGATACCGTGCCCGGGATTGTTCTGACGCTCCGACACAACCAGCCCCACGCGTTCCAGCAGGCTGATGTCCTTCGTGATGGCCGCACGGTTGCGATGCAGACGCTGGGACAACTCGCTGATGCTTTTCGGCTCATGCATCACTTCCAGCATCAGGCGGCGCCGTGCCTCGGACAGCACGGTGAACATGCGTTGGGGATCCTCGAAGGACAGCGTCACCTTTCCCTCGAACTTCTCGCCGCGATCCGCCCTCTTGGCTGCGGCGCGGGCCCGATCGAAGAAACCGGCGATCTCATCCGTGCGAATCACGACCTTGGTCATGGCTTCCTTCTCCGACGTTCATTGACGATCTCCTGCCACTCCTGCTGGAATCGGTCCAGGGTAGCCTCATAGCTCACAAACTCCACTGGCTCGACGACGCCCATGTAGTGCCGATGATGATACTCATGGGCATTGTCGAAACCGAGCACGCGTCCGTTATCACCCGAAAAAATCTCGTGGTTGATGTACGAAAGGTTGTATCGCGTCACCACGGTCTTGCCCTTTTCTCGATATCCCCACACCTCATAGCTCAAGAGGCCACCCCCGGATTTCGGCTTGAGTTCAAAGCGCTCCTGTTCGAGCAGGATTTCTTTCGGTCGTTTGGACATCGCCACCCCAGGTATGTTCCATGATAACACACCTGCCATTCACCGAGTCCGCATCTCACATGGCGCTGCGTTCAATCTGCCGGCTACCACCTGCAACGCCCTGTGCCACCTCCTCCACGCGGTGGTGCGATCGCAGCCGAAGCGCCGGCAGATGTCGCGCCACTCGAACTGCCGGGCGCGCATCCAGACGAGGTGCCGCTGCTCGACCTGCAGCCACTGCACCCAGCGCATCGTCTCCATCATCCGTTCAACGGACTCGGGTGACGGCGGGAGCGGTCGGTGGTCGTCCTCGGGCACGCCAAGCACTTCCCAGGGCTCGCGCTTGAACTCCGGCCAAGTGTTGAAGTAGCCCTGCACCCGCACCCGCGGCAGGCGCCGGGCGGTCTCGGCGGCCTCGGCGAAGCGGGCTGCCACATCCTCCTTGGTCCACTCAGCCACGGCGCTTCTCCCCGTAGAGCCGCTCGCCCAACCGGCGCACGAACTCGCGCTCCACGAAGTCCAGGCGCTCGTCCTGCGCCGAGACCACCAAGATGCGCTGGCCGCGCCATCCCTCCTGCTTGACGGCCTCCGGGTCGGTGACCGCGGGTTGCAGACGCCCCAGGGGGCAGCGGTAGTGCTGTGCCGGGATCTTCATGTCACGCCTCCTGCGTTTCGATAGCCCACTGCAGCAGGGCCAGGGCGTCCGCCTCGTTGTCATCGCCGGGGCTGAAGCCGCGGGCCCGGGCGGCGGCGATTATCTCGGCCTTGCCGGCGTTGCCCTTCCCCGTCGCATGCTTCTTGATCGTGCCCACCGGCACGCCCTGATAGGGGATGCCGTGGTGCTCGCACCAGGCGGTGAGCTGCCCCATGAAGCCGCCATAGGCGTGTGCCGCATCCACTCCGGCATGGCGGCGCACCTCCTCGAACACCACCAGGTCGATGGCCTCGGCGCACTGCTTCAACTCCGCGAGCCAGCGCTTGAAGCGGAGGAAGCGCATGCCGCCGCCTTCGAAGCGTTGCGGCTTGAAGGACTCGGCGCCGCTCGTGATGCGGCCTTCGCGGCCCATGAGGGCCCAGCCGGTCTGAGTGCCCAGGTCCAGGGCCAGGATCGTTTGGTTCATCTGTCGCTCCAGTTCGGCGGGTGACAGATGGTGTCCGGTCTGCCGGTTATCTCTTATACGTGCGCGCACGTGCGTATACGGGTTAATCAGCAGACCTGCCCCCATCTGTCACCACGTTCAGTCCATCGGGTCGTAGTAGCTGCGGTTGTAGGGCTTGGGGCGGGTCATCAGTCCCTTGATGGCGCGCACTCCGCCGTGCAGGCGCGTGCGCTCGAAGCCGCGCGAGAGCAGGGTCTCGACGAAGCGCTTGATGGAGCCCACGTACTCGCCGGCCCGCTCCGCCCACTCCCGCCAGTCGGCGTACAGGTCCGAGGTCGAGACCTTGGCCTCGGCGTGCTGCTCGCAGCGCTCCTCGATCCACTGCCCGAGCGCGTCCTCGGCTTCGAAGTACTCCTCGGTCGCCGACACCACGCAGGCGGGCGGCTGCAAGCCGTCGCGCTGCCAGGCGAGGCAGCCGGCTACCGCCCAGGCGAGGATGCCGTCGCGGTCGGCGAGCAGCTTCTCGGTGAGCTTGCCGTCGCGACGCTCGGGTGGGATGGTCACGGTGAAGGGGATGAGGTGCAGCCGCCGCTTCATCGCCTCGTCCACGTTGCGGATGGCGGGCTTGTGGTTGCCGGCGATGACCAGCTTGAACTGCGGCACGTACTCGAAAAAGTCCTGCCGCATGAAGCGCGCCGAGACCTTGTCGCCGCCGGTGATGGCCTTGACCTTCGACTCGTTCCAGCGCCGCCCCTGCTCGGTCTCGATCGAGGCGACGAAGCGCGCCCCGCGCAAGCCCGCGAGATCGGTCGGGTGCCGATCGCCGCGCGCTTCCATGAAGGTGTCCATCGGGGCGCTCGCCGCGTAGTCGCCGAGGATGGTGGAGACGACATTCACGAACACGCTCTTGCCGTTGGCGCCGGTGCCGTACAGGAAGAAGAGCGCGTGCGCGGACGTGGCGCCGGTCAGGCAGTAGCCCACCATGCGCTGGAGGTACGCCTGGAGCTCGGCGTCGCCGCCGGTCACGTCGGCGAGGAAGGCGAGCCAGCGCGGGCACTCGCCCCTGGGTGTGGCGGTCGCGAGCTTCGTCATGCGGTCGTGCCGGTCGTGGGGCTTGAGGCGCCCGGTCGCGAGGTTCACCACCCCGCCCGGCGTGTTGAGGGCGAAGAGGTCGGCGTCCCATTCATCCGAGGTGGAGGCGTGCCGCCGGTCAGTGCGGGCGAGCCGCTCCACACCACCCACCGTGCTGCTCGCGGCGAGCTTCGCCGCGAGGCGATGCGAGTCGGCCTCGAGCGCAGCTTCACGGCAGATGGCGCGGATGAGGTGATGCACGAGGAGCGTCTCGTCGGCCTGCCAGCGGCTTCCTGTCCAGACGAGCCACTTGCCCCAGGCGGCGCAGTAGCGCCAGTCCTCGCTGTAGCGGGCGGTGAAGGTGAGCGCCAGGGCGTCATCCGTGGCCCACACCGAGGCCTCCTGGGTGGGCAGGCCGTCGGCCTTCTTGATGCTCATGCGCGGGCCGGCCGTGACGAAGGCCGCCGCGTCGAAGCCCTCGGCCAGCGCATCGGCCGCATCCCATCCCTCGGACTTTTCGTCGGGCGGTAGCAGCACGTCGCAGGTGATCGCACCGGCCGCCAGCGCCGCCTTGGCGGCCGCCATGGCGTAGTCCCAGCCCGGCTTGTCCCGGTCGGGCCAGACGAGCAGGCGCTTGCCCTGCAGCGGCGACCAGTCGGTCTTCTCGACCGGGGCGTTGGCGCCGTGCATGGCCGTGGTCGCGCAGATGCCCGCATCGCAGAGCGCCTGGGCGCACTTCTCGCCCTCGACCAGCACGACCGTCTCGGCGACGGCGATGCCGGGCTGGTTGTAGAGCGGCCGCGGCTCGGGCGGCGCCATCTTGCGGCGGCGCGCGTCCCACGGCCGGAACTCCTTCTTGCCACCGGGCGGGTCGTAGCGGTAGACCACCGCGATCAGCTTGCCGTCGGCATCGTGATAGTCCCACTTGGCGGTGGCCGGGCCGAGATCATCAACCGGAGCCTCGCGCTTCGCCTTGCGCGCGGGCACCTTGCCGGCGCGGCCCAGCAGCCGCCCCGCCTCTTCCAGCACCCGCGCAAAATCACGGTGCGCATCGAGGCCGAGGTGCGCGGCGATGAGGTCGAACAGATCCCCGCCGGAGCCCTCGGCCCGGTCTGTCCACAGCCCCGCCTTCTCGCCGGCGAGCACCACCTCCAGGCTGTCGCCCGGGCTGCCCAACACGTCGCCGATGTGGAACTTCCCGCGCCGCTTCTTGCCCGCAGGGAAGATCGCGCCGAGCACGCCTTCCAGATTGCCGAGAAGCTCGGCGCGAACGGCGTCGCGGTCGACCTCCCTGTCCTGCTCGGGAAGCGACACGGCATCGTTGAAGTCGATCATTCCGCCGCCTCCGTTGCACCCTGGTTGCGATGGCGCGCCGACCAAGCCTCGAGTTCGGAGAGCCGGAAGCGGATGGTTCGCCCGATGCGGTAGAAAGGGATGGCGCGCGCCCGGCGGCTCGCCGGCTTGGTGAAGTAGTAGAGCGGCAGATTGAGCGCCTGCGCCGCGTGGCGGGCATCCACCATCGGCTCGACCACGGGCGGTTGGGGAAGAGGATGTTTCATGATGCGGTTCTCCAGCAGCGGTCCTGCCAGGCGCACATCCGGCACTCGAAGTGCGTCGGCTCGGCAAACGAGCGCGGCAGCAACTCGCCGGCATCGGTGGCGGTGATGATCTTCGCCGCCCGGTCCGACATGCGCTGGGCCAGGGCCGCATCAAAGGGCACGAGCTCGGCGTAGATCTCCATGGTGTCGGCATTCACCGCCGTGAAGAGCGCCGGGTGCTCGTGCAGTTCGAGATAGGCCTGGTAGAGGGCGACCTGGGCCGAATAGACGGGCTTCGCCACGGCGAGCCGGTGCTTCTCCAGCTCGCGCCAGGACTTGCCGCCCAGGCACTTGTTCTCCCACAGGCAGGGGTAGGCGAAGCCTTCGGGGCCGCCGACGATGACGCCGTCGACGTGCCCCTGCAGCCGCCCTTCGACCACCGAGAAGCCGAACTGCTCCCCGCTACGGTCGCGGGTGCGCAGATCGAAGCCGGCGGCGCGCAGCCATGCCACCATGCTGTCCTCGATGACGTGGCCGCGCTCGAAGATGCGCAGCATCCGGCCCTCGATCTCGCGGCCGTAGTCGACGGGCGCCTGCGCGTACTCGTACTGCAGCGCGCGTTCGCAGGCGGCCCCCAGGCGCGAGGCGCCGAGATAGCGCCGCGCCTCCTCCTTGGCCCGAGCCTGCTGCATGCCGGCATCGATCAGGGCGGTGAGCCGCCCGGAGAAGGATGCGGTGGAGTTGAAGTCCAGCATCACGCCTCCCACGGCAGGTCGTCCTTGAGGTCGGCGAAGGGACCGGCCGCCTCCAGCCCGCGGATCGGCGGGTGCTTGGTGGCCTCGTGCGCCTCGACCATCGCGTCCGTGTAGCAGGTGTCGACGGCGTCGATCACCCGCAGCGCCTCGGCCTCGGAGTACGCCCCGAGGGGCTTCTCGAAGCCGATTTCGCCGGCCGCCTCGCCGAAGGCTTTCAGGCACTTGCGCATGGCGGCGATCTCCATGTCAGACGGATCGATCATGAAGACCTCCCTCTGCGAGGGCAGCGTGTCCGCCCATAGGCCGTAGAGCTTGTGGAAGGCATCCTGGCAGCGGCGGCTGCAGAACACCCAGTCGAGGGGATAGCGCCGGGGGTCGGCGATCCTGAACCGGCGGTCCATGTGGCCGAGCCCCCGGGCCTGTCGCGCGCAGACCCAGCATTTCACGCAGCCTCCCGAAGCCGCACCCGTTCGGCGACGGGGCGGCTACCCTCGATGAAGCCGTCGCCATCCGGGGCGAACGTGGTGCCGGGATAGGCGCAGCGCCCCTGCCGACGCATGCGTTGCTGGTAGGCGGCCGTGCAGTCGGTACAGTAGTCGCTGCCGCCAGGGGCGTTGCGAAATGCCGCCTCCCGCCACAGGTCGAACTGCCGGCGCGAGCCGAAGCACTTGGGAATGGATCGGTTCATCGGCTTGCCCTCTCACTGCGCCCACGTGGGCTTGCCGGTCGGGGCCGGGCGCTGCGGGGCTGCGTAGCTGGCTGTCGGCGAGGACGGGCGCGCTGGCGCCGCCGGGGAGGATGGGCGGGCGGCGGCGCCTCCCATGAGCGCGCCGTAGTCCTTGTGGTCGGGCTCGACGGCGAGCTTCACCACGTTGCGATCCTCGCCCTTGGCGTCCTTCTCGACGTCGATCCGCGCCGCGAACTCGATGCCGTCGAGCTCATGGAAGCCCTGGATGCGCCGGGCGGCCGCCGCTTGGGAGGAGTTGTCTTGGGGATGGACGCCGCGCGTCGAGTTGAGAATGCCGCGGATCAGGGCACGGCCCATCTGGCCCCAGGTCGGGCCCTTGGGCGAATGCAGGCCGATGTTCGACCAGAGCTTGCGCTTCGCGAACGGGCCATCCAGCACGACGAACTCGCAGGCGAGATAGATGCTTCCCGTCTCGAAGCTCTGGCTGGCGTAGCCGCCGGTCCAGCCCTGCGCCGGGTCGTCGAAGCCGCCCGGCTTGATCGTCATGCGCACACGCACCAGCGTGCCCTTCGGGATGAGGTCGAAGCCCTGCTGCTGTTCGGCGTCGTTGAAGTCGTTCCATGCATTCGTGGTCATTCCTTGCTCCTGGTTTTCGGGGTGGTCTTGGGGGTGGCGGCGGCGAGCTGCTGCTTCATCGCCCTGGCGCGCTTCTCCAGGGCGTCGAGCTGCGCGTGCAGGCCCGCCACGCGGGTTTCCATTTCCATCAGGCTGTGCCGCAGCCAGGTGTTCTCGGCGCTGAGCCGCCTCACCGTGGCCTTGGCCGCCTTCTCGAAGGTCTTGAATTCGGCGCCGGTCATGACGCGGCCTCGCCGAGGCACTTCCGGATGAGCTTGCCGAGATCGGGCTCCTCGACGGCGTCCAGCCGGCCGCTGCGGTCCTTGCTCGGGTAGCCGTATGGGTTGTCGGCGCGGGTGACGAAGCCCCGGTAGGTGGTGCCGTCGTCGGCCTTGAGGACGGCCAGCGTCACCACCTCATCGAGCACCCCCGGAAGCTCGAGGGCCGTCTTGCTGCCCTCCAGCTGCAGGCGCAGGTAGCGCCGCTTGAAGTCGTCCAGCGCTTCCTCAAGGATGGCGACATAGATCACGTGCTTGTCCCGCACGTGCTGCAGGTGCGTGAGCGCCGTGATCATTTCCTGGCCGAGCAGGCCGTACGCGCCGCGCGTGTCGGGCTTGCCGGTCTTCTCGCTGAAGGCCTGCGGCTGGCTCTTGCACCAGGCGAAGCACTGGCGCGAGAGCACGGTCAGGGAGTCGACGAAGTAGTAGTCGTACTTCGCGAGCTGCGCCGGGTCGCCGTAGCGGTCGCAGACGTGCCGGTAGTGCGGCTCCGAGAAGGCCTGGTCGGCGCTCGCCGTGGGCAGGGGCCCGGCGAGGAACACAACGAGATCGCGGAATTCGCTCCAGGTGCGCGGGCGCACCGTGTCCCCGGGCCAGTCCTTGACGGCGAGGTCGCCGGCCTCGAGATCGACGAACAGCGTCTTCTCGGGCGGCAGGGTCTTGAGCTGGCTGGTCTTCCCCACGCCGGGGGCGCCGACCAGCCCGATCTTGGCGGAGTGCCGCTCGCGCAGCCGCTCTTCGGCGCTGATGATGGGCAGGGCCATTACGCGGCCTCCCTGAGCAGATCGGCTACCTCGGGCTTCCAGAGGATCTGGTAGCCGGAGTGGCCGTTACGCGAATACGGCAGCGCCTCGCCCCACGCCTTGCCGTCCTCGGTCAGTTCCCACTCGTCGCGGTCGTTGCGGTGCTGGAAGCCCAGGGCGGCGAGCCGCAGATTCACGCTCTTCGCCGAGAGACCGGCCAGCTCGCCGAGCTTGGTGGGATTCACCGTGGCCAGCGGCTCGTCGCAGGCCGGCAGCGCCCGGCGCAGCGTCTCCACCGAAAGGCCCGTGTTCTGCTGGATGCAGGTGAGGGTCGCCGCCATGGCGATGCCGTGCTTAACGCCGGGCACCTTGGCGATCGCCTCGCCGATCAGCAGGATGGCGGTGACGCGGTCCTGGATCGGTGCCGGGAGCGCGCCGATCGAGCCGGGCGCGGCGTGGGTGCCCGTCCTGCGGATCGCCGGCAGCACCTCGCGGGTCACCCAATGCTTGAAGCGCCGGGCCGCCTCCAGGTGGCTGCCGAAGATGAGGGCGTAGAGCCCGGATTCATTGACGTGGTTCGTCCGCTGGGTGCGGCCGATCTCGTCGATGGCGTCACGTTTCGTGACGTCATCGGGATCGACGTGATCGGCGACGGCCTTGCGCGGATTGCTGTAGCCGAGGATGCCGCAGACGTCCTTGGCGTTGAACCAGGGCTTGCCCGTCTCGTCGAGACTGACCCGGACGGACTCGCCCTCGTAGTTGAAGGGGATGATGTTGGGCATGCTCACACTCCTTGGTCGCTCACGAGGGCCAGGCGGAAGGAAGGCTTGCCGGCCTTGACGGTGCGCGCCGGTGCGAACTGCTCCTTGAGCGCCGGCGGCCAGTTGCTGAAGCGCGATTCGGGCACCGAGAGCTCGACGTCCATGTAGTCCTGGACGCGCTCGCCGGCGGCGACGATGCGCTCGGCGATCTCCGCCAGCCGCTTCTGGTCCCACGAGACGCGCTTCGGAAGCTCGTAGGTGACGCGGAGCCCGCCGTCGGCGAGGTGGGTGACGCCGAAATCGCGCCCGGAATCGAGCAGCGCGGCGCGCCCCTGCTCGCCGTAGCGGGCATCCAGCGCCGCATTGAGCCGCTCGCGGGCCTGCTTGACTTGGGTCTGCAGCTCGTTGAGCAGAACGTCCAGTTCCTGCAGGCGCTCCTGCGGCAAGGCGGCCATCTGGCTCACGGAGAGATCGGGCAGGCTGCAGGTGATGGTGGTCATGTCGTTCATGGCCAGCACCTCAGGCGAACGCCCGCTCGGAAGTCGAGCGGTAGAGGACGCGCTTTTCCCAATCGAGGACGCCGTCCTGGCCATCGAGGGGATAGGCGACCTTGCGGGAGAAGCGGGCGAAGACCGGGTCCTGCCCGATGCCGCGCCAGCGCTGCAGGGTCTTGGGCGAGAGCCCCCAGCGGTTGGCGAGCTCGAGCTCGGAGAGGAAGCGCCGCTCGGCCTTAGCCTCGGGCGCGGGAGGGATATTGGGTGTCACCGGATGCTCCTTTCAGCAGTTGATCGGTGACACGAATACTGAGCACCCGCCGCGGGCAGATCGGCGGGTTTTTCGGCGGGAATTTTGCAGATTGCGGTCGGGACCGCGTGAAACGACGATGCCCCGCACAGGACGGGGCATCGGAGCAAGGGATCGGCGCGGTCAGGTCAGCTTGGCACTGCAGCGGGGTCTGCCATCGATTACCCTGGACCTGGCTCGGATCCCCGCTCGTCCGTCGCCAGACGGCTATGGCGTGGCAGCCGGGCGGCGAGATACTCCATCTGGTCCGCCAGGATGCGCCGGCCGGTCAGGATGAAGTGCTCAAACCGGCAGGGTTCGTAGGGCACATAGAGCAGCGGCATGCGGGCCTCGTCCGGCGTGCGGCAGGCTTTGCGCATGTTGCACATCCGGCAGGCAGTGACGACATTGGTCCAGACGTCCTTCCCGCCCCGCGCCCGCGGCACAATGTGATCCCGCGTGAGGGAGCGACGGTCGAACAGCTCGCCGCAGTAGGCGCAGATCTCCCGGTCACGGCGGAACAGGAGGGCGTTGTCGTGCCCGAGGGGCAGGGACTGGAGGTGGCGCACCATCGCCTCGCTTTTCGCCAGCGCGATCACCGGACGCAGCGCGACCTGGCTACGCTCCCCGGTACGGCGCGTGCCGCCATGGAAGATGAACTCGTCGTCGCCGATCTCCCAGGCGACCTTGCCGCCGGCGGCGTAGGTGATAGCCCGCTCGATGTCGAGCCAGCGAAACGGGTTTCCGGCAATGTCGAGCGCGAGAATCTGCATGGTACTTTCTCCCCGCCCGGCATTGCGGCGCCGGGCGTTTATCCCTTGATGTTGATGATCGGCTTGATGTGGTGCAGGACCTCGACGAGATCGCGCTGCATCGCCATGACCTCGAAGATGTCCTTGTAGGCCGAAGCCGACTCGTCGAGCGTCGAGGCCTCGACCCGGGCCTGGATGCCGCGGTCTTCCATCTCTCGCCGGAAGATCGCCATGTCGAGCTTCTCCTTCGCCTCCTTGCGGCCCATGACGCGCCCGGCGCCGTGGGAACTGGAGCACAGCGCATCGGGGTTGCCCTTGCCGCGCACTACGAAGCTGCCGTCGCGCATGTTTCCCGGGATGACGCCCATCATTCCTGCCTCGGCATGGGTTGCACCCTTGCGGTGAATCCACACGCTGTCCTTCTCCTCGGCGTGGTTGTGGTTGCGGTTGATGAGCGACTCCCACACCACCTTGCCGTGGCACACCTGCTTGCTCACGGCCTTCTCGATGCGCGCTACCATGCCGCGACGGTTCTCCAGGGCGTACTCGAGGCAGAAGGCGAGATCCGCGAGGTAGTTGCGGCCTCCTTCCGATTCGACGTCGAGGACGTAATGGCCTTCCCGGGCGCGGCCATCCCCGGCGGCGAGCTTCATGTAGTGCGTCGCCACGGAATGGCCGAGATTGCGCGAACCGGTGTGAATCACGATCCACACGCGGTCGCGCTCATCGGCGCCGATCTCGATGAAGTGGTTGCCGCCGCCGAGCGAATGCAGGTCACGCATGCCCTTGCGGTCGAGGATCCCTTGCAGGGCTTTCGAGCGCGGCAGCGCCTCGCCGGCCACCCACTGGGACGCCTTGGCGTTGTGCGCGAACCCCACGGGCACGTCGCGGTAGATGGCGTTGAAAATCTCCTTCGCCTTGCCCCGCACCGCTTCCGCGTCGAAGGTCGTCTCCACGGCGAGCATGCCGCAGCCGATGTCGAATCCCACCCAGGCGGGAACGACCACGCCTTCCGTGGCCACCACCGCACCGATCGGCAGGCTGTAGCCGGCATGGGCATCGGGCATCAGCGCCCCCTGCACCGCCCACGGCTGGCCGAGGGCGCTGAAGAACTGCGCCAGCGCCTTGCCGTCGAGTGCATCCGAGTAGATCTTGTGCTGCTTCGTCATGGTCCATTCCTCAAGCGTCGTCGGGAACAATTCGGGAATGCGATCTGGTTGGCCCGCCCGGCTGGATTCGAACCAGCGGCCTCGGCCTTCGGAGGGCCGCGCGCTTCCGGACTGCGCTACGGGCGGTTTGGGGCGACCGACAGGAGTCGAACCTGCCTTCCCGGGGCCACAACCCGGTGCCTGAGCCGATCGGCCACGGCCGCCATCGTTATCGGTGCGACAGAAGGTACTGCCGCGAAGTGTCCAGAAAGCTCCGGACGTATTCGTTGTGCATCTTGATCTCCTTGAGAACACGGTTTCGCAGAAGTGACTGACCCCCTGCGGGAAATGGACGTGCGGGGCGGATTCGAACCGCCGTGGGCTTGCGCCGTCAGTTTTGCAGACTGATGCCTTCGACCTCTCGGCCACCGCACGGGGGTTGTGGAGCCGGGTGTGGGACTCGAACCCACGGGGGATTGCTCCGCCTGCTTACAAGGCAGGTGCTGTCGCCGCTGAGCCAACCCGGCCTTTGGTCCTACGGCGTGGAGTCGAACCACGACCTGGGGGTTATCTGCCCGAAACGCTTATAAGGCGTCCTGCTCTGCCGAGAGCTGCCGTAGGAATTCTGGTCGAGACGGGTGGAGTCGAACCACCGACATCCTGCGTATGAAGCAGGCGTTCTGGCCGCTGAACTACGTCTCGGGCGCCCACGGCAGGAGTCGAACCCGCCAGTCCTCCGGGTAGAAGCCGGATGCCTCTCCGCTCGGCCTCGTGGGCAGTAATGGTCGGACGGGCGAGATTCGAACTCGCATCCCGGGTGTCGGGCTCATCGGGTTTAAGCCGAGGGCGTCTGCCGTTTGCGCCACCGTCCGTTGCTGGTGCGAAGCCCCGGAGTCGAACCGGGACGCGCCGAGTTTTGAGTTCGGCAGGTATGCCTATTCCCGTCAGCTTCGCATGCGTGGTGCCTTTCCCGGGATTCGAACCCGGAACATCTGGTCTCTGAAACCAGCGCGTCTGCCAATTGCGCCAGAAAGGCGTGGTCTGGTGCCGATCCCCGGCTTCGAACCGGGAAGCCCTTGCTTTTCAAAGGCAAGGAGGTATGCCCATTTCCGTCAGATCGGCGGAATGGTGCCCAGAGCGGGATTCGAACCCGCAGAATCATGCCCCTCAAGCATGCACGTATGCCTATTCCGTCATCTGGGCGTCATTGGTGCCGGCAGCCGGACTCGAACCGACCGTCCCCTGATTACGAATCAGGCGCTCTACCTGATGAGCTATGCCGGCAAAAACCTGGCGACACCGACGGGATTCGAACCCGTGATCTCCTGCGTGACAGGCAGGCGCATTGGGCCAGCTATGCTACGGTGCCGTTTGCTTGTGCGACTTGGCCTCGCTGGCACGACTCGAACGTGCGACCCTCTGCTTCGTAGGCAGATGCTCTGATCCGACTGAGCTACAGCGAGGAAGACTGGCGGGGGAGGCAGGAATCGAACCTGCGCATGGCCTGACTCAGAATCAGGTGCCTTACCGTCTTGGCTACTCCCAATCGGTTGGCGGAAGCGAGAGGATTCGAACCTCTGTGGCCTGGCGGCCCATCCGCTTTCGAGGCGGCGCCGTTCAACCGGACTCCGGCACGCTTCCGTGATCTTGGCACCCCGCGAGAGAATCGAACTCCCACCGAGAGTTTTGGAGACTCCCGTGCTGCCACTACACCAGCGGGGCGCTGTTCCTGGTCCTTGGACTCCGGGTCGAACGGAGGACCTGCGCGTTATCAACACGCTGCTCTGCCTTCTGAGCTATCCAAGGAGATCCCTCCACCAACAAGAGGCGCAAAGACACTTGCCGTGCTCTACCAACTGAGCTACCTCGCCCGGCCGGGGGAGGGTTGGACTCGAACCAACGACCACGGGGTTAGGAGCCATGTAGTCCTTGCAGGCATTTGGCTTCGGGAAAATCAGTGATGGGCTGGCAACAAGGGTCGGAAGGACCTTTCCGCCTTGGGCGGACTCGGACTCGAACCGATACAGGCACTTGGCCTGCATTACCCATGTAGTCCTTTCCAGCATTTGCAAGCCCATCTGGCATACCCCAGGGCATGCCGCATGGACCTGATCCGGCGGATGCGGAAATCGGCGCTTTCCGACGAGTGAGATGGCCGAGTCGCGACACTTCGTGGATGTAGACCCGGCCGTGCATTCGAAAAGCGCCGATGGGATGCCCCTCGCAACCAGGGAAGCGCGGGACGAAGGCTATGCTTTGCAGGCATGTAGTCCCGCGCGGCATCTGCAAAGGGCATCCAAGAAGGGGGCGGATTTCCCGCCCCCTTGAAGCATGCTCTTTATCTACAGCACGACGCGCTTCACCCGCGCCACGAGGCCATCACCGGCCAAGTCACCCGCGGCGAAGGCGCCGAGCGCGTCGAACACCGCATCGGAGAAGCCGCCGACGTTGAGCACGTTCGGGCGGGAGCGCACCTGGGTCGTGGCATTCGGGGTGATGTCGATGCAGGCGAGCTTGGCGTCCGGGTTGCGCTTCGAGAAGGCGTTCCACTGCGCCTCCGTTTCGGTCCGCGAGCTACGGCCCGCGTCGAGCCACGACTCGTAATCCGACACGTAGATCAGCAGATCGCCCCGCTCCTGCCGCTCGTTGAGCAACCGTAGCGGTGCCGAGCAAGCCGTGGAGCCGCCGCCGACCGCGGCCAGCTTCTCCGCGTTGGTCAGGATGGCATCCCGCGGCGACAAGCGCAGCGGCACCACCCGGCCCTCGAACGGAATCACCTCGACCTGCGGGTTCTTGCGCAGGATCGCGGCGGCCACCAGCGCCGCCACGTCCACGCACCGGACCTTCGAGCTTGCGCCGCGTCGGTACCCCGTCACGGGACTGCGCATCGAGCCCGACACATCCGGGAAGATGAACACGCGGCCCTCGAACGCCGGCACGTTCCCGGTCGCCACCTCCGCTGCGTCGATCAACGCCTCGGCCACGACCCGCGGCACTGCCGGATCGATGTTGAGGTAGGCGGCGAGCAACTGGTACGGAAAGACCTTCGCGCGCTCGATCGACACGCGATCCCGCAGCCGCTCAGCGATGGCCGCGGTGAGCACCCCATCCTCGAACACGCCCTTGCGGGCAAAGGTGTTGAGGTTCATCCGCGTCATCTGCCACGGCGCATCCCGGGCGATGTCCTTCCAGTTCTGCGCCGACAGCTGCAGCTGGGTCAGGAGGCGGAAATCCACCTTCGGCACCTCCGGCGACTCGCCGCCGCGGAAAGCCTCGAGGCGACGGATCGCTTCCGGCAGACGGGCATCATTGGCCGCCACCTTGCCGATGAAGTAGCCGAACGCCGCCACCCGCGAAGGATCGGCCGACTTCGGCCGCGACAGCCGGATCACGTCCGCCAGGGATGGATCCTGGCCCACCGCATTGATGAGGACGGCGTCCGTCGCCGCAGCAAGGAAGCCTGCGACCACGCGTTTTGGCGCCGAGCCCAGAGACTTGCGGCCCGCGACGCCGGAACGCACCACCTGCACGAAGGTCCGCAGCATTTTGCCGTTGTCGATCACCCGCGGGAATGCCTGCCGGAAGAGTTCCGGCGAGCGTGCGGACAGCACGGCCAGCATGACCGCCGGGGCGTCCTTCATGTAGCCCGCCTCCCGGGCATGCACCGCCAACTGGGCCAGGTACTCCGGCGCCACCTCGTTGGCAAGGGCCACCACGCGGGCGGTGTCGGCCCGAGCATCGGCATAGAACGTCGAGTTGAACGTGCCGGTCATCACGTACTGCGCGAGGGCCGCTTCCGCGCCCAGCGCGTAGGCAGGGCCGCCGGCGTTGTTGCGCGTCACGTCGGCCGGCGGGGACGACGCGAAGATCGCTTTGTTGGCCATGGATGTTCCTCCATTCGCCTTGTGGGCGACGAGTTGATGGATGCGCCTTGTAGGCACGTGCTTCCCCCGCGACATCCTTGGACCGCTCGGGTGTCCCGCAGGAATTGCTTGGCCCGCGCATGGCCGCTGCCTTACGCCCGGGAGCCACCCGGACACCGGCAGCGCGTGTTGCTCCCCTGCGCGGTGGGGTCGACCTGGCTGGGCCGTCTTTCGTTGCCGCCAACCCTGGTCTCGCGCCACCGACTCGAACGGTGATCTTCCTGGCCCCAAACCAGGCGACTTGCCAATTAGCCCAACGCGAGAAAAATCTGGTGGAGGCCCAGGGAGTTGAACCCTCGTAGACAAGATCCTTGCAAGGGATCCCCGCGGCCCGCTGCTGCCCCCCGAAATCTGCTTTGCTGCGCACCCTGGAATCGAACCAGGCTCATTCCTGATTAACAGTCAGGCGCTTACACCTTGCTTGCTCGTGCGCATCGAAACAGACTTCTTGCCACTGGTGGGAGCACCGGGACTCGAACCCGGACCTGGCACCTTAAAAGGGTGCTGCGCTGCCTTTACGCCATGCTCCCGTTGCAGTTCCATCTTCGCCGCCCGCCGCAACGCCTTCTCGCTGCGGCCGTGGGCGCCCGCCTTCTTGAACTTGGCCACCGCGACCAGCGGATTGCGCGGGGCCGCTCTCTTTCGTTTCATGGCTGTCACCTCGAGTTGAATTGCACAGGGCCTGGGATTCGCTCGAATCTCCAGCGATGTCTGGTGCCGCCGGCAGGGTTCGAACCTGCGACGCCTGCGCCTTCAACGCAGCGCTCTACCAAGCTGAGCTACAGCGGCAAGTCTGGAGCGGGGTACGAGACTCGAACTCGTTTGGCCAGCTTGGAAGGCTGGAGCACAACCCATATGCCAACCCCGCGAAGGTGGTAGACCGTGCGGGATTCGAACCCAGCCTGGCCGCCTTGAAAGGGCGGTGACCTCACCAGAAGTCCAACGGTCCATCCGTTTCCATGGCGAAGCGGCCTTCGCGGTGGAAGAGGAAGCCGCTTTGCGATGGAGCGGACAGCCGGCCTCGAACCGGCGACCTACACCTTGGCAAGGTGTCGTTCTGCCAACTGAACTATGTCCGCGAATCCGACGGCGGTTACCCGCCGCCGGAAGACCACATTCCCGAATTGTTAAGGAGCATTCGGCAGGCATTTCGCGCCGGCCACCGACCCGAGGGGGCCGGTTTCCATCTGGTGGGGTGTCCAGGTAACGATCCTGGCCAGCCATGGCATCGGTTTTACAGACCGCTCCGCGTCCTTAGCGGAATACCACCCCAAGCTCTTTCAACTGCAAGGCCCCAAAAGCAAGGAGCCCGGACTGCTTTCGCGAATCCGGGCTCCTTGGTCTGGAACCGTAATCTTCTGATTACGCAGGATGACTACATGGTCATCCTCCCGGATTGCCTGCTATCGCTCTCCCAGCCATACCCGAAGGGCAGGCACGGCAAATGGATGCAGGCCGCGGACGAATTCGTGAACTTCAGCGCGCCACGCATGGAGACAACGGACGCAAAGCGGCATGGCAGGCCGAATCGGCCTGTCCGCTGCTGCGATATTGCGAGTCTCTGAAGCGTCATGTTCCTGTCCGTCGTGGTTGATGGTTGCGGGAGAAGGATTTGAACCTCCGGCCTCCGGGGTATGAACCCGGCGCGCTGCCAACTGCGCTATCCCGCCATTCGTTCGATAACGCGCAGTCTGCCAAAACAGATGACATGTCGTCAATAGCAAAACGCAAATATTTTGCATGGGATGCAAAATTCTTGTGGCGGAAAAGCGACGCAGATAAAATCCACCGCATGTCGAAGAAGCAATCTCTGCCCCGTCGGAAGGTCA